CTCGTGGACTCCTCGAACCCGGCGATCGATCAGATCGCGTTCTCCACGATGAGGGAGTCCTATGCCCGTCAGACCGAAACGAAGCTCTACACGCTCCTCAACGGCACATCGGGCGCGGGCGGCACGATCACGACGGACAACGTCCCCTCGGGGGCGCAGGCATCCACGACCGCAAAGGGCACGGACAACCAGACCCTCGTCGCGCATATCCGCGAGCGCCTGGCGAAGTACCCCTTCCAGCGGTTCCTGTTCCCGACCACTGCGACGATGGGACAGGCGGCCTCGGTGCTCCTCGCGACCGCGCTGGATACCACCAAGCGGCCCTTGTTCCCGTGGACCGGCGGGATGAACGCCCCCGGCGCCGCGAACGTGGCGACCGGTGGCTATCAGGTCGACTCGCTCCAGTTCCAGCCGGCCTGGGCCAACACCGGGGTCGCAGCCAGTGACTCGCAGATCCTCATCTGGAACCAGGCGGACGTCTGGGTGTGGGAGTCCCCGCTCCTGACGTTCCGCTACGACGAGAAGCAAGGCCCAGCGAACATCGAGCTGAATATCTTCGGCTACTTCGCGACCCACCTGCTTCGCCCGGTGGGCCTGTCCGGGATCCGGATCACCTAAGCCAGGGAAGGAGAGCAGAACATGGCAGCGATCACAGTTGCAGCCAAAGGCGCCGCGATGACCATGGCAGCCGCCTCTGGCGGTGGAGATACGGTCGCAGGGACCGGCACGAACGCCGGTGGATGGCAGTCACCGGGCACCCCGGTACTCGTCGCCACGGTGGGCGCCAACTCCACGGTCATCACGATCGACGGGGTGGCGCAGCCAGCGTTCATCTCGGGGACCGCGGTCTACGCGCTGCCCTCAGGCGTGTACCCGCGCTCGCTCGCGGTCACCTACTCGCAGGTGACCGGCCTGACCGTTGGAGCGGCGGTGCTTTGATGGCCGAGGAACGGTTGGAAGAGACGGAGGAGGGCTACTACGTTCAGCACGGCGACGTGCGCGAGTGGAGGTGGAAGGATTCCCCGCCGCTCGTGGCCGCGCCGGTGAAGACGGAGGCGGTCACTCCGAAGCCGAAGCGCAAGTCAACGAGGAAGGCCAAGAAGTAGATGGCCGACTTCGCCACGGTCACCGAGCTCGAGGCGTTCTTAGGGACGTCCGGGCTCGGTGCCCGTGGCACCACCATGCTCGGCTATGCCTCGGCGCTGATCCGGGGCTACACCCGTCAGGACCTCGACGCCGTCACGGGACGCCAGGAGGAGTTCGCAGCCGAATGGAACCGGACCTACATCGAGGTCACGCAGCGACCGATCACGGCGCTCACGTTGACGGTGACCGCCGTGGCGTTCACGGAGTTCTGGACCAACTACATCAGCGGTCAGGTCTACAAGTCCGATGGCACGTACTGGGACGAGGGGCCGATCGTCGTCACCTACGACTCCGGCTATGCCTCGACCTCGGACGAGATGATCGTGATCAAGTCCATGTGCCTCGAGGTCGCCGCAAGGGCCTTGACCTCCCTGCCGGATACGTTCGGCCCGGAGATCCAGGAGACCAGGGGCGTAGCGCCGAACCTGTTCCTCAGCACCGAGGAGAAGAACGTCCTCGAGCGGTTCTGTCCGGTCGGGGTCGGATGAACGGGAGACCGGGGGCCGGTAGCGGGGCGACGGCCCGGCCCCCGGTCCCCGCATAGGGAGGAACGATGGCGAAGGACGACTTCAAGGGATACGCCCAGAGATTCAAGAAGGCCGGCGACCTCAAGCGGGAGACGGTCACCATGAGCGCCTGCCCGGAGTGCGGGGAGCGCGGCCTGTACACCCAGCAGTGGCGCTCGGACGGCAAGGGCACGATCTACCACATCGAGGGCAAGTGCCCGAAGGGCCACGAGCTCGAGCGCTACGGCTACTCCGGGGCGGTGGCATAGATGCCCGCGTTCCAGATGTACGGGAAGTTCGGGGCCAATGTCCTCGGTGGAGAAGCGGGCTCAGATGCCGGCCAGATGGATTACATCTCGGACACCTGGCGGGCGACCCTCCACACCACGGGTGGGTACACGCCGAACATCGACACGAACGAGGCGTTCGCGGATGCCACGGGGGAGCTCGGCACGGCGAACGGATACACGGCGAACGGCGTGGCGCTGGCGAACAAGACGGTCAGCTACAACGCGACCGGCAACGTGACCACGTACTCCGCGGACGACTTCAGCTGGACCGCATCGGGCGCAGGTCTGACGTTCCGCTACACAGTGGTCCACGACGACACGGTCTCCACGGGTCCGCCGATCAAGCCGCTGGTCGGGTTCATGGACGACACGGGGGTCACGCTCGCATCGGGTTCCACGTACACCGTGGATATCACCGCTTCGGGCCTGTTCACTGCGACGGCGATCTAGATGGGGCTCATCTACACGGCAGAGATCGACGTGACCGTTACCAACGCCGGCGGGGATACGACGCTCTGGGAGATCGACCCCGCGGCAGATAAGCCCGTCACCCTGCTGGGGCTGAGCTTCGCGACGACCTCGGAGGTCGCCGAGGCTCAGGAGGAGTGGCTCCGGTGCAAGATCATCCGCTACATCGGCGGCACCTTCACGTCCTCCAACGGCTCGGCGGTCACCCCCAGACCCCAGGATGAGCTGAACACCGTGGCGATGGCGGCGGCGGTCGAGGCCAACGGGACCACGATCGCCTCCTCCTCTGGCACGACGCAGAACCTGGAGGCGTTCGGGTTCAACGTCCGCTCCGGCTATGGGCCGATCTTCTACCCGCCGGAGTTCCGCCACAAAGCCTATGGCGTGGCTCAGAGCGCGTTGGTGATCAACCTCCTGAACACCCTGGCCGACGACGTGACCCTCGTCTCCACGCTGTGGCTCGAGGAGGGCGCATGAGGAAGGCCCTGCTGCCGCTCGTCGGGCTGATCGTCATCGGAGCGTTCGTCGCTGCGAGCGTCGCCTCCGCGTCCGGACCGGCGACCGGGATCACCGCGACGCTCAAGATCACGGGCTACCGCGGCGAGGCGATGCCGTGCGGCTCATCGGTGACGTTGGATACGTGGATCACCGGCAAGCTCAATGCCAAGGCCACCGGAGCGGGGACGGCCAATCTCCAGGTCAACGCCTACACCGGGGACACGGGTGAGGAGCTGTACAAGGTCGACCGCATGGCCTACGCCGCGGTTGAGCTTGACGGGACGTTCCGCTTCGTCGGGACGCAGGCGTGGTGGGGCAACCCCGAAGAGCTGGGGGAGCCGTATGACTGGCGGTTCGAGCTCGAGGTCAACAACGTCACGGTCTGGGATTGCACGGTCACCGTCACGGTGATCTAGCGTGACCCTTCCGGCCGTTCGCGCCGTGGGGACGGTCGCATCCTCGATCACGACCGCCTCCCCCGGACTTCCCACCGGCACGACGACCAACGATATCTGCATCATCTTCTCGGAGACCGCCGCGCAGGCGGTCACATGGTCGGGCGGGAACCAGACCTGGACCGAGGTCTACGGCTCCCCTCAGGACCAGGCCGGGAACACGCGGATCACCGCTCATTGGGCGCGGATCGATTCGGCCTCCCCGACGATGCCGACCTCCAACGACCCCGGCGATCACATCATCTGCCGGGCCATCAGCTTCTCCGGCGCTGCAACTACGGGGATCCCGTTCGACCTCGTCGCCACCACCTACGAGGCCGCAGTCGATACGACTGGCGCATTCCTCGGCAACTCCACGCAGGTCGCGGATTGCCTGATCGTTCAGGCGATGGCGTGCTCCCTGCCGGACGCGGCGGCGGGTACGGCGAACTTCTCCGGTGAGACGAACGCCACCCTCGGGAGCCTCACCGAGCGGATCGATAACAACGACAACGTTGGCAACGGCGGGGCCTTGGGGTGCTGGACCGGCACCCTCGCCGCGGCGGGGGCGTTCGGGGCGACCACGGTCACGCTCGCCACCGCATCCGGCAAGGCGATGATGACCATGGCTCTCCGTCCTGCGACGGCTGCGACGACGGACCTCCGCTGCCACCGCTTGCTCGACGGCGGCTTGGTCGCGGCGCAGTCCAGCTACACGACCGGGACGACCTACGCGAAGACCGCCGGGCGTCCGGTCATCATGAACATCTGCACCCGGCTCGCCGCGGGGTCGATCCCACCGACGACCGTCACCGTCTCCTCGGGTGAGACCCCGACGCTGATCTTCTCCTCACCGGGTGGGGTCGCGTCGACGTTCCACATCTACGGCTTCATCGCCACCAGTTCCGGCACGTTCACCGCGACCTTCGACTACGCCGGGGTCAACCAGATCGAGAACATCTGGAGTGCGTTCGAGGTGGAGAACGGGGAGACGGGCGACGGCATCCTCGGGTTGTTCGTCAACGGCACGCGGCAGAACATGTACAACTCCCTCACCAACGGCAACGCCCGCGACATCGCCCTTCAGGCGGTGAGCAACGCGGCCAACGCGACCCTCGTGTTCGCCTTCTGCGGAGGTCCAGAACGTGACTTCACCCCGGCGCACGGGGAGACGCTGATCCAGCAGGCGAGCGCCGGAGCCGCCACGACGACGACCATCTGCCACGGCTACAAGGTCGGAGGTGCGGTGGTGACCGGAACCACATGGTCGGGGACGAGCGTCTCCAACGGGATCGGGGGCATCGAGATCCGCGCCGCCGGGGTTCCTCAGCCGAAGATCTCCCAAAGCGTTCTTACCGCGAGCTTCGACAACACCGACTCACTCACGTACACGACGGCTTCGATAAGCCCCACGGCGAACACGGGCCTGATCCTCGCGTTCTGCGCCAATCGCTCCGCGGGGGGAGGGCCGCAGGTTCCTACCTTGTCCGGGGGTCCGTCCGTTTCGTGGACGCAGGAAGCGGACGTGACCTCCAACACGATCGCGACCCCCAACTCCCGCCTCACCGTCTGGTCGGCGCAGTCCGGGGATGCGCCGGGTTCGGGGGCGATCACGTTCACCACGGTTACGAACGTGGACATCTGCGCGGTGTGGGCGGTGATCGAGATCAGCGGTCAGAACGTCACCGACTTCGTGCTCCAGCCGACCACGAACCGCGCCGACGCCGGGGCCAACCCCTCGGTCACGCTCGCGGCCTTCGGCAACACAGCCAACGGGACCTTGGGGCTCTTCAACTACGACGCCGCCGTCCTCGGGGAATCCACGGGTGAGGGTGCGGGATTCCTCCGGATCGTCAAGCAGACCGCCACCGTCCCGTCCAACACGCTCGCGGTTCAGTTCCGCAACTCGAACGATACGAGCGTCGACCAGACCGCCACGTCATCGGACTGGGCCGCGGTGGCGTTGGAGCTCGTGGCATCCCTCGCCCCGCCGATGCTGGAGACGCCGGCCCGCACGACGTGGCCCGCGATGCGGGACTTCGACGCGTTCACCCTGACGGGGTGGAGATGAGCTGGCGCTTCTACACCTGGCGCCCGAAGTTCATCCCGTCCACCACGGCGTCGGGGAACATCACCGCGGTCCTTTCACCTGGTGCGTTGACGTTCCAAGGCCAGACCCTCAACTCGATCATCACATCCCAGCTGACCCCCGGAGCGTTGACCTTCACGGGGCAATCCCTGAACGCGACCATCGCGATCGTCTCCACGCTCACCCCTGGGGCGTTGACCTTCACCGGGCAGAGCTTGAACGTCGTCCGGACCTCCCAGCTCACCCCCGGAGCCTTGACCTTCGGCGGGCAGACCCTCAACGGGGTGGTCGGGCAGATCGCCACCTTGACCCCCGGCGCGTTGACCTTCACGGGGCAGGCACTCACTTCGCTCATCACGTCGCAGCTCACCCCCGGAGCGTTGACGTTCTCAGGTCAGACCCTCACGACATCGGTGGCGGTGATCGCAACCCTGACCCCTGGCGCCCTGACGTTCTCCGGGCAGAGCTTGAACATCGTCCGTACGTCGCAGCTCACCCCCGGGAACGTGGCGTTCGGCGGGCAGAGCTTGACCACGTCGACCCTGCGGACGGCGACGATCACCCCAGGGGCCTTGACGTTCCAGGGCCAGAACCTCGCGATCACCCTGTTCCTGAACGTCGCCCTGTCCCCCGGGTCCCTCGCCTTCGCCGGTCAGATGTTGGGCGCCTCCAGCCTCTCAGGAGACCTCGTGGTGGTAACCCTGGTCGGACCGCGCACCGCAGGCGCTCCGTCCGGCAGCGTGGCCGTGGTGACGCAGGAAGGCCCTTCCACGGCCGGCGCCCCTTTTGGTTCTGTTCTGGTCACGTCGAAAGTCGGCCCGTGAGGCTAGCGAACGCCTGTTCGGTGGGGGATAATCCAAATGTACGTTCTCCACGACCGGCAGCGCAGCTCGAGGAGGGCTAGATGGCAACGCCTGGCATCAGCGGGAACTTCGCCCAGGTAGAGGCAGCCCTTGCCGCCATCGCCCTCCGCGTGGAAGCCGCGAACGAAGCGGTCGAGGAAGCCGCCGCCGAGGTCGTGAAGGTCGCCGCTGCCCAGCTCGCCCCCAAGCTGACCGGGCACATGGCCGCGTCGGTGGATGAGGAGGGCGGCAAGATCGTGGTCGACACACCGTACGCCGGCTACGTCGAGTACGGATCCCGCCACAACAAAGCGCAGCCGTTCCTACGGCCTGCCAAGGCACAGTCCGAGCCAGTCGTGCGCCAAGTCGCCGAGCGCATCTACACGGTGGCGACTCGATGACGGGCGGCGTGCACCGCGGCTATGGGCCGGTGACGCCAATCGACCGGGAGGCCTTGGCGTATGCGGCTGGCGTGTTCGACGGGGAAGGACACGTTCGATGCAAGACCAACGGGAAGCCCGGCAATCCGGCGGTCGCGCTGTCCGTCTCACAGGGCCATCCACAGATGCTAGAGCGTATGGCTGCGGCGCTCGGAGTTGGCAAGGTTTACGGGCCACGTCCGTGGTCCTCCAAGAACCCCAAGCCATCTTGGTGGTTCGGTACGGCTCAGCGTGACGCGGTTCACCGCATCTGCTGGATGTTGTGGCCGTGGCTGAGTGATCCGAAACGTCAGCAGTTCCATCAGGCGTTCGGGAAGTTCCATGCGATGAACGCCGCGAGAAGCGTTGGGAGGTAAGGAGCTTGACAAAGTATAGGGGCTTCGAAATGACGTGGGGTCGCGCGACGACCTCGGGGTTTGGCACGGTGGCGACCATCACGCAGGTCCGCGAGGTCACGCCGGGGTTCGGTTCGGAGCGGGCGTTGTTCGACGCCTCCGCCTACGGCGACCAGTGGAACGACTACCTCAGCCTGCAGCAGGACGGCGTGGACATGTCGATGACGGTCCTCTGGGATCCGGCCGACGCGGTTCACCTGCTGCTAAAGACGGACCAGGAAACCCCGGCCAACAACACCTGGATCAAGGCCACGCACACCCCATCGGGCAAGGCGTACAACATCACGACCGTTCCGCACGGGCTCAGCTGGCAGTCCGCGAGAGACGGCGGGGTCGAAGCCGTGTTCATGCTCAAGATCGTGAACCCCGGAGTGGTGATGGTCTGATGGCGCTGCTCACGGTTCAGCCCATCACCGGCGCCGCCGCGATCACGCCGACCTACGTGGCGGTGTCCGCGTCGGATACGTTCGCGATGACGTCGGGGCATTCGTACCTGCTCCACGTGAAGAACGCAGGCGGCTCCCCGGATACGGTCGTTATCGACGACCCGATCAACACCGACCCCGGCTCCGCCGCGGCGTTCAACCCGGACATGTCCGTGTCCGTGACGAACGCGCAGGAACGGATGTTCAAGCTCAGCCCGGCGCGGTTCAAGAACGCCTCTACGGGGCTGTGCACGATCACCCATTCGTTCACGACGTCGGTTACCTGCGCGGTCTTCTTGGTGGAGGTCTGATGCCAACCGCGAAGAAGGCCACCGCCAAGAAGCCCAAGGCGGAGCCCAAGGGACCAGAGGTCGACGGGTTCGAGGTCAAGGAGTACGAAGGGCTCGACCTGCTCGTCTGCGAGCGGTGCGGGTTCGACACGTTCGACGTCGGATCCGCCAAGGCGCACGGCAAGGAACACGAGCGAACCGACGCCGACGCAGCGACCGTCGTCGAGCTCACCGAGAACCTGGCATCTCTCGCCCAAGTGACCGAGGAGGAAGAATGAGTGACCTGAGGGCGGCGATCCTCGCATCCGACGACCTCCCGCGGGAGGCGGTCGACGTTCCGTGGGACCTGGGAGGGGCGAAGCTCTACGTCCGGGGACTGACCGGGACGGAGAAGGACCGTTGGGTGGCGCGGACCATGCCCTCCGGCGAGTTCGCCTGGACCAACAACCTCACCGCCGAGCTCGTGGCGATGACGCTGGTGGACGAGGACGGGGTTCGCGTGTTCACCGACGACGACGCCGACGCGGTAGGGCGCAAGGGCGCGGCCACCTTGTCGATGTTGTTCGAGGTCGCCATGCGCCTGTCCGGGCTGTCGGAGAACACGGCCGAGGTGGTGGAACAGAGTTTCGCGAACGGCCAGAGCTTGCCTTCCACCATCGGCTAGCCCTGGCCTTGGGTCGCACGGTTGAGGAGGTGGGCCGGATGCCCGCGTTATCCATCGCACGCTGGGCTGAGTTCGAGGCTGACTTCGGGCCGCTCACGATCCAAGAACGGATCGATGCCGCCATAGCCCACATCACCTACACCGTCCACGCGACGGCCGGCGGGAAGGAACCGCCTGAGAAGTTCGCCCCGCAGTGGCGCCGCCGCATGGAATGGACGGATGAGAACATCTGGCGCTGGCTGGATGCCATAGCGAAGAAGGACGACTGATGGCCATCCCCCCGCTGGTACTGCGGATCTACGCCGACTCCTCCGGGGTTCGGGCCGGGGTTGCCCAGACCCAGCGCCAGGTCGGCGGGCTCAAGCAGAGCATCAGCCAGAACTCCGCTTTGATCAAGACGGCGATCGTCGGCGGGGTCGTGTTCGGGCTCAAGGCTTCGGTCGACGCGGCGCGGGAAGCCGCTACCGCGCAGCTCAAGCTGCAGAACTCGATCGCTAACAGCGCGGTCGTATCCGCGGGCGCCGGAAAGGCGTTCACCGAACAAGCGAATGCCTTGCGCGACCTGACCGGCGTGGACGATGAGGCGATCATCGGCGCTCAGTCGTTCCTCGTTCAGATGGGCTTGACCGAGGACCAGATCAAGTCGCTCACGCCGCTGATCGTGGACCTTTCCGTGAAGATGGGGATCGACCTCACCACCGCGGCGAAAGCGGTCGGGAAGTCGGTCAACGGCACCACCGGCGGGCTGATGAAGATGGGCGTCATCGTGGACACGACCAAAGCCAAGACGGACGCCTACGGGGCTACGCTCGATGCGTTGGGGGTGGCTCAGGGCTTCGCCGCGAAGCAAGCCAAGCTCGAACCGTGGAAGCAGCTCGGAGCGCAGTTCGAGGAGCTCCTGGAGGTCGTCGGTGAGGCGATCCTTCCCACCCTGCGGAGTCTGACGAACGTCCTACGGGTGATCCTGCCCGTCGTCCGGAGGCTGGGGCCGTACCTCGTGGCTGCTGCGACGGGGCTTGCGTTGTGGTGGACGGTGGGGAAAATCGGGGCGCTCGCGGGGGCCATCAGCTCCACGTCCACGGCGATGACCGCGCTCGGTGTAGCGTCCCTGTCCGCGGCTGGTCCCCTCGGCATAATCGCTGGGCTCATCGCCGGGGTCGTGGTCCTCGAAAGCTCATCCTCCTCGGCGTTGGAACGTCAGACGGCGGCGCTCGTGTTGCTGGGATTCAGCGCCAAGGAAGCCGGGCAGATGATCGAGGACGAGTTCAGTGCGTCCCTGAAGAAGGTTCCCGGCGACCTACGCACCGCGAACATGGCGGTCTACGACATGGTCCAGGCCCAGGAGCGCGGCGCCGAGGTGGCGCAAGGCTGGGCCATGCGCCAAGCCGCGGTAGCCGACGCCGCGAAGAAGGCCGGTCAGGCGATCAAGCGGTTCGCGGGCATGACCGCCACCGAGCTCAAGACCTGGGGTGCCGAGGTACGGGAGCGGGTCGGCGGCGTGAAGGCCGTCCTCGACGAGCTCGCGGAGAAAGCGCACCTCACCGCCGACAAGGTCATCCGTGCGTTCCAACGGCAGATCCGAGCTCAGCTGGAGTTCGAAGAGAACTTCAAGGCCGTCGCACGCCGCGGGGTCCCCGAGGAGATCCTCCTCCAGATCACGGACATGGCAGACGGCGGCGCGGCGATGCTCGACCTACTGGCGCACACGTCGAAGGCGAAGTTCGACAAGATCATCGCGCAGTTCGAGCGGGTCGGTGATACGGCGCCGAAGGTCAACGTCTGGATCCAATCCATCATCGACCAGTTGAACAGCATCCCGACCAACATCGGCATCACCATCGGAGGGGTCGGCGGCGACTTCAGCAATCCCAAGTTCAAGGCGATCGGAGGGCCGGTCAGCGCGGGCATGCCGTACATCGTGGGCGAGCACGGCCCGGAGTGGTTCATCCCCAACACGAGCGGGAAGATCCTCCCCAACGGCCAGAACCCCGCGGCGCCGATGGGTGACATCACCATCCCGGTCTACCTCGGCGACGAGATCCTCGAGCGCGTCGTGGTCAAGGGCCTGGACCGAGCGCGGCGGAGAACCTGATGGGCGTCCTCCAACTCCTCGGCCCCGACCAGACGACGGTCCTGTGGGACTTCGATGATTCAACGGGAGCGGCGAACCCGTCCACCGTGATCACCAACCTCGGCGCCGACCTGGATATGGGAACGCTCCCGCCGGCGTTGTCCACGTTCGCCTCCTCCGACTTCGGCGCTACGCCCCTGGGCTACACGAACCCTCCGGTCGAGATGACCATCCCGTTCATGGCGTCGGCCACTTCGGACGACAACCTGTGGGCCGGGCTGGGACAACTCGCCCGCTACCTGGGCTCGATCTCGGTCATGCACCCGCTCTACCTGAAGTGGACGGAACTCACCGAGGTCCGCTACATCGACCTGATCGGCGTCCTCGAGATGCCTCAGCTCCTGCGCGGCCAGCGTGCCGGCAGCCTGATCGCGGGCCGGAAGAACTCCCTCGGGCCCATCGGGCTGAAGCTCCTACGTCAGCCGTGGATGCGCGGCCCCACGGTCACTTCCTCCGCGGTGACGGTTCCGAACGACCCCGCTACCTCGACCAAGGTCAGGGTATTCCCGCTGACCGTGACTGGTGACCTCCCCACCCCGGGGAAGATCCAGGTCGAGATGGACGCCGGCTCCACGGTGGAGCGGGTGATGATCGGCCACAGGGCTAGACAGTCCAGGGCCTCAAGCTTCTTCGCCGACTACCTGAGTGATACGGGGTTCTTCCAATGCGAAGCGACGGGGAGGAGCTGGACCATCACGCTCGGAACCGACGTCACCGCGGTCGACCCGACGGAGGACGGCTCCCCCGGCTCGGGGTCCTCCGTGGCCCGCGTGGCAACCGCGGGGGGTTCGGTAGGGGTGATGACGCGGCGCGTCCGCGCTACACGGACGACGAAGCTCGACTCACTCAGGGGGTCATGGCGACCACAACTCAGATGCAAGGCGGACGGGGCGGGCAGGTGGGAGATCCAGATGCGCTGGGGACCGTCGACCGCCGATCCGGTGGCGTTCTCCAACGACATCGTGGTGCATGACACGAGCCTCAGTGGAACGCCTGCCACGTTCGGCTACGTGGAGCTCGATATGGGGCGGGTCTACTTCCCGGACGTCATCGCGCTTGGAGGGTTGGCGATCGAGATATGGGCCATGCGGACATCGGGGACGGGGAACCTCGACCTCGACTTCGTCTGGTTCACGCCGGCGATGGACCTCGCGACCGTGGTCGTGCCGGGGGCGACGGTGGAGACGTTCGCCGCTACGGCCCTCAGCGAGGTGGCCTCACCCGTCACCAGCCCCGGCGCGGGTACGGAAGCCTCGATCTCCGGGAGCCGACGACGCTTCGCGGACGTGGGGGACAACGCGGGGACCGCGCCGAACACGGGGACCCTCTACGCTGCGGGGCGGCACCGGTTCGTCTTCGACATCGCGGGGACCTCGGGGGGTACGGCGACCTGCAAGCTGAACGTCCGCAACATCACCGACGCCGCCGACGCCGTCTCCCGTACGGGGGTTAGCATCCCGATCAACTCGCGAGCGAACTACCTGCTGGAGATGGACCTTCCTTCGGGAACGAACGCGACGACCGACCTCTATCAGGCCCAGGTCGATGATCCGGCCACGGCGACCATCGACCTCTACTCGATCTCACACGAATATCTCCCCGCGCTCGCATCTGGTGAGGCGGTTCGGACGGACCCCGGTGAGAGGCAGGCGGTGGACCGGCTGGATTCCTCCGACAACCTCGCCGGGTACCTCGCGATCGAGGGACAGATCCCCGCGGTGCTCGAGCCGGGTGACAATCACATCATGGTCCGCGCCGACGAGATCCCCTTGGCCCTCTACGAGGAGCCGCAGAACAAGCTGGCCCGCACCCCGACGGTCACCGTGGTTTACGACCCCCGCTATGCACTGTGACAGGTGAGCCCGAGATGGAGCGATGTCGCAGAAGCGAGGAACCGCCTACCGCTCCAGAGCTCCATCGTGGTTACAGAGGCTGGATAGCGCCGCATCCGATGCGCGCCGGCCGGGACGACCAGGGTGGCCGACGTCCAGCCCCGTTGGTACAGGTCGACCTCTACCACCACGGGCGCGGCAGTGCGGTTCCATATGCGAACGTGGTAGGTGCGATCCCCGCAGCTCGGACGACGGATATCAGCGCGGAGCGATGGGTGGGCGCTCGCGGCCAAGGTAAGCACGGTCAGAACGGCGACGATGATCTTCATGGCCCCACCATGGACCTGGTCGGCGTAGCGGTCAAACCGTGAGTACGCGCTTCTACCTCCGGGCAGCCGAGGTCCCGTCCGTTTCCCCCGCCTTCCATACGGCATGGGATTCCACCGTGGGCGCGGTGCGACGGACGATGTACACGACCAAACTCGCGGGGGACACGGTCACTTCCGCGTCCAGTTCTCAGGGGGGACCGGGCGACCAGATCCTGATCGCGCAGTTCGTCAGCCTGCCGCTGGATCCCGGCACGACGCTCGCGAGCGGCGGCGCCACGGCTAAGGCGATGACGTTCTGCCTGGAGGGGAACGGGAACGACGACCTGATCGACTGCGCCACGGCCCGGGTCTGCTCCCAGGACGGGACGACGATTCAGCACGAGCTCTACGGAAGCTCGCTCATCTCTGGGCAAGGCAGCGGGGAGTGGCCCTTCACGGGGTTCCCGGCTCAGTCCAGGAGCTTCATCGGCGGGGTCACATCCGGGACCTATGTCACGCAGTCGGGCGACCGGCTCGTCCTGGAGCTTGGCTACGAGGTGGGTGGAGCGGCGATCCCGGGAGTCGCTGGAAGCGTGCGCATCGGCTCCGACTCGACCGGGGTGGACGTCTCCTCGGACGGGGACACGTCACTTACCAAGCTCGGCTGGTTCGAAACGAGTGCCGGGGTGACCTTCTTCGCCCCGCTCAACCCCGGGGGTTGGGGAACGTGGGGGGTCGGGAGGAAGACGCGGATCGCCTGGACCGTGGACGGGCGTACCGCTTCGCTGATGGATTGGCAGGCCGACGCGGCGGCGGACTGGGGCGACCGTACCCTGACCGGCTCGGTTCCTGAGTCGGTGAGCTGGGCGGAAGAAGGAGCCCCGATCGTCGGCTGGAGATCCACGGACGATGCGATGTGGTCGGGGACCTTGGAGACGGTGCGCCTCGAGGACGACCTCCTGAAGGTCCGGGCCTACGGTGGGGCGGAAGCGCTGATGCGGAATCAGACGCGGATGTTCTACCGCATCGACGGCGCGGATCGGTGGTCCGACTCGGAGACGGACCCGCACTCCTATAACAACTCGGAGAAGTTCGACGTGACCCTCGGACGGGGTCACATCATGTGGAAGGTCGGCGACGGGGACACCGCCTACGCGGTGGGGAACCAGTCCGCCGTGGTCCTGTGGGTGGAGGGCGGGTTGATCACGCGCTACTCGATCCAGGTGGAACCGGACATCAACTTCGCCAACCTCGAGGTGGAGACCCACAACGCGACCGGCCCGTCCGGTTCGAGAACCCTCGAAGGAACGCACTCCCTCGCGGCGATCGGCGGAACCCCGACCACGTACGCCCGGACCCTCACCACCCCGGCGGACCTGCTGAGCCTGCGGATGATCGCGGACGGAGCGTTCACGCCGGCGGCGCGGCACCGCGTGAAGGTCAACGCGATCAAGGTCTACGGGCGGACGATAGACGATGCGTTCTCCATCTCCGAAGTCGTTGAGGACGTGGCCGGGGTAGCGGGACTGGTGGACGCGGGGATCACGGCCAACACGACCGCGGCCCTGCCCCTGGATTGGAACGAGGACCTACCCGGGCTTCTTTCCTACATGGCCGAGTTAGCCGATTGGCGCTGGCTGGTAACCCACGACGGGCTGAGCTTCGGACCTTTCGCCAAGACCTGGGAGGCGTTCACGTCGGCAGACGCCACCACGGCCCTGGAGCCGGAGCGCCGGTACAACCGGGTACGGGTGCCCTACCGAGCCGTTAGCGGGGCGCTCAGGACCTCAGAAGGGGTCCCTAGCGTCGACCCCTTCCCCGATGAGCGGGTGACCTGGGTCGAGGAGCTGGAGGACCCCCAAGCCGATTCGACCCTGGCCGATGCGTTCGCCCAGGCCCAGGCGGACTACTTCGCCTCCGCCCGCTTGCGGGGTTCGCTCACTCCCGTCAGGGTCCGTTACCGCGGGGAGATCCGGACCCCGTACGACGTGCGGGCCGGCGACCTCTTGTCCATGCCCGACCTCGCCCCGGAGATCGGAGCGCAGCGGATACAGACCGTCACCTACCGACCGGGGGAGAATGTGACGGTGGAACTCGGCGCGGGGTTCAACGTCGTCCGCACCCTGGCGGAGATCGAACGGGACCGGCCTCGACGCAGACGACGCAGACGTCCCACGAGGGGGCCGACATGACCGTGGTGATCACGGACGGCTGGCTGACCGGCTCCCTGCCTGATGACACGGGCAGAGAGTGGCCCGTCGTCCAACGCCGGCAGGAATCCTCACGGGGT